GATTGACGCGGCACATGCGGCACATGCAGCACATGCGGCACGGGCTAAATTCGATGGCCTCTGATCCGGCTACGCCCTGGCGCAAGCGCGTAGTCATTGGGGACGCCACTCTTTTCCTAGGCGATTGCTTGGAGATCCTTCCGACTCTGCCGAAGGTTGATGCGGTGATTACTGATCCGCCGTATGGTATGAAACTAGACACTGACTTTAGCGGTTTTACTGGGTTTAGCGGAAAGGCAACAGGGAAGAAGTATGCCCCTGTCAATGGTGATGACCGCCCGTTTGATCCAGTGCAGGTTTTAGATGCGGCTCCGATCGTGCTGCTGTGGGGCGCTCAATGGTTCTGCCACAAGCTACCTATTAGCGGCGGCTGGCTAGTATTCAATAAACGCGGAGACGGAAAGCCATCTGAGATTTGTTTCGGGGATGCTGAATTGGCTTGGTGCAATCGCATCAAGTCTGTCCGCATCTATTCGCAGATGTGGCATGGCGTCTCTCGCTGGTCTACTGAGGGCGCGTTGCATCCGACCCAGAAGCCTATTGGCCTCATGGAATGGTGCATCAAGCAGGCTGGCGATCCGACCTCTGTCTTAGACCCGTACATGGGCAGTGGCACCACGGGCGTTGCTTGTCAGCGTCTGGGACGCAAGTTCATCGGCATAGAAATTGAGGAGCGTTACTTCGATATCGCCTGCGAGCGGATAGAGAACGCGCAAAGACAGCAGAGACTGATACCTTAGCCTATAATCCCATCGCGGGGAAAAGGCCGCAGCCGCCCGGCTAACGCCCTGCCGGTGCCATGAACACCGGATACCCGCACCTTTAATCAAGCCTTTCATGGAGGCACATGCAGTCCGAAACGCCTGAGTCACACGAAGCACCTTCGCCGCCCCCCATCACGGAGGACGATTTCCCTCCTGGGGCCACGCGCACCAAGCCTAAGGCGCCGAAGAAATCGAACGGCCAGTCGCCGGACATCCCGATCGAGCTAGAAGCGCCGCGCGGCGAGTCGGCATTTAGCCTCACGGAGCGCGACATCCCAGATCCGGTGCGTTTATGCGACCCGTGGGCCACGGAGGGCGTGTGCATCATTGCCGGACGCCCCAAGCTCGGGAAAACCACGCTTGAGCGCCAGAAGCTCGCTGCAGCGGCTACAGGCGGCCCATTCCTCGATAGCCACTTCAAGCACCCGATGCTCTGCGCGTTCCTGAGCCTAGAGGAGGGCGAACTCCTCACCCGCATGAAATTCCGACAGGCCAATTTCCCCGAGCAGGCGCTGACCGGGATAGAGATTTTCTTCAAGTGGGAGCGCGGGCTACTTGGCTGCGCGATGTTGGATTCATACCTGAGATCCAACCCCGACGTGCAGCTTGTGGTGATCGACAGTCTCAGCAGGTTTCGCACCATACCAGACCACCGAACGCCGCCCTTCATGGCCGATTACGAGGCCATCAACGAGCTTCACGAGGTCGCCAAGGCGCACCCCGGCGTGTGCATCGACGTGATCCACCACACCCGCAAGGGCAAGGCCGATGACCCGATGGACGATATCTCAGGCACCTACGGGCTATCAGCTGCCGCCGACACATGCATGATCCTCAGAAACCATGCCGAGGGCGCCACGATCTACGTCGCCGGGCGCCTGTGGACCCGCGATGACACGTCGTTCATCCTGAAGCGCAACAAAGGCGCCTGGGAGATGCTCGGGGTCAATATCGGCCTTCCGGACGAGCAGATCGAGACGCTGAACATCATCAAAGCCCGTTCGGACGGCATCGGAGGAACAGAATTGGGCGAGAAACTCGCAATTACCCCGCAGTCCGCATGGCAACGCATTGATATTCTTATTGAAAAGGGCTTCGTAGTGAAAAGGCATGGCCGGGCTTACCTCAAGGGCAGCATCTAGACCTGTATATAGATAAACCTTACATACCTGCTCGTATCAGGTATATCAGGTCTTTCTTATAGAGAGTGACACAAAAACACAAGCACACCACAAATACGTTGCGCCGCATCAAATAGCATCACCATGTCAGCGATTTGACACCTGCCCAACGTAGGCGTATATCCATGCGCCTATCTAAGCCATCAAGGCTTTAGGAACTGACCCAATTGCCAGCAGGCGCTCCAATCGGGAACAAAAACGGCGCCAAGCAACGACTTGTCGAACAGGCGCTTATTCGCGCCATCAAGCAGCGTGACCTGGAAGCTGGCGACGGGGAGACACTACGAAAAATTGCTGAGGCGATGCTCGACAGGGCGCTTAAGGGCGACCCGCTCGGCTTCGACCGCATAGCCGACCGCCTCGACGGCAAGCCCGCGCAGCAGCTACAGCACACGGGCGCGGACGATGGGCCGGTGCTGCACAAGATCGTGCGCGAGGTCACGGCATTAGCGCCCACACCAAGATCGAGCGGTGGCGGCAACGATGCCGAGTAAAACACCGAAGCAGCATCGTGCGATGGAAGCTGCAGCGCACGGCAATTCAACGCTTGGCATTCCCAAGAAAGTGGCTCAGGAGTTCGTGCGTGCCGACGCAGCGCGAGACAGCCGCATGGGATTCAGCAGCCACGACAACGTAACGCATCGCGGCAAGCCGAAGGAAAAGCGTTGAACGCTGCGGATCAACACGAGATCCGCATTCCCATAGCAGAGGTCTTCACTCCGCTACTGCAACCGGCTCGCTATAAGGGCGCGCATGGTGGTCGAGGCAGCGGCAAATCCCACAACTTCGCAGAGCTATGGCTCGACGAGAACTTACGCGAGCCGATGGACTGCGTGATGCTGCGCGAAGTGCAGAAAGACCTTAAATTCAGCGTGAAGCGATTGCTTGAAGGAAAGATCGAGCACTTCAACGCAGGTTACTACTTCGACGTGCAAGATCGGGTCATCAAAAGCAAGCAGGGCGGTATCACGATTTTCGAGGGGATGCAGAACCACACAGCGGAATCCATCAAGTCGCTGGAGCGCTTCAAGCGCGGATGGTTCGAGGAAGCTCAGAAAGCGTCTCAGAAATCGCTCGACATCCTGCGGCCCACGTTCTTTCGCACGCCAGGCACAGAGCTATGGTTCTCGTGGAACCCCAATCAACCCACAGATCCTGTAGAGCAGCTTTTACGTCCTGAAGACGGGCGCACTCCCCCAGAGTCCATCGTCATCGAAGCGAATTTCGATACGAATCCTTGGTTCCCGGAGGACTTGCGCAAGGAGATGGAGTACGACCGCTCGCGCGACCCGGAGAAGTATCAGCACATCTGGATGGGCGGGTATCAGCGGCGCAGTGAAACGCGCGTGTTCAAGAACTGGATCGTCGAGGAATTCGAGCGGCCTGCGGGCACGGTGTACCGCCAGGGGGCTGATTGGGGCTACGCCATCGACCCGAGCGTGCTGGTGAGGACGAGCATCGAGGGCAATAGGCTCTACGTGGACTACGAGGCCTACATGGTCGGCTGCGAGATCGTGAACCTGCCCGATCTATTCGACCGCGTGCCCGAGTCGCGCAAATGGTTCATCACGGCGGATTCGGCAAGGCCGGAGACGATCAGCTACATGCAGAAGCACGGCTACCCGAGGATCAATGCAGCGATCAAGGGGCCAGGGTCCATCGAGGAGGGCGTGAACTTCCTGCAGTCCTTCGACATCGTGGTGCATCCTCGCTGCGTGCATACGATTGACGAACTGACGATGTACTCGTACAAGACCGACCCGTTGACTGGCAAGGTGCTGCCGGTGCTGCAGGACAAGAAGAACAACGTGATCGACGCGCTGCGCTACGCCTGCGAGGGTGCGCGGAAGGCGAGGCCGAAGAAAGAGGAGAAGCGTTCATCGCGCCCGGTGGTGAGCGTGGCGCACGGGTGGCTGGGGGCGTGAGTGTGAATGCTGCACTCCTTGACGAACTTGAACGTCGCGTAAGGTCCGGGATGGGCCTGAAGGCGAGCATCGAGGAGTCGGGCTTGCCCGTGAAAGCGACTTTGCTGTGGTTGCGCGACAACGAGCGCGAGCGATTCCGTGCCGCCAAGGCCGAGCAAGTTGCTGTGCGAAGGCGCATGGCTGAGCGTGAGGCTAAGGCGCTTGAGATACTGACGGCGCCAGATGCGCCTGAGCCTTCTGATTCCGCGCCGGAGGTCGTCCGTGGCCGGTGACGGCAGGGAATACCGAGGCCAACAGGACGGCGGAAGCGTTCCGCAGGCGAGCCGCGACCCCAAGCGCAAGGCGACGAAGCTCGACCAGGCCGAACTAGACTTCATGGCGACGGCGCGTAAGCGCCTGAACCAGGCGGTCGAGGCGACGAGCATCAATCGCGTGTACCAGAACGATGACCTGCGGTTCGCTGCAGGATCGCCGGATAACAAGTACCAGTGGCCTGCGCCTGTGCTGCGCGCGAGGGAATCGGACCCGAACGGCCCGCGCCCGACGCTGACGGTCAACAAGCTCCCGCAGCACATCAACCAGATCACGAACGAGCAGCGGCAGAACCGGCCAGTCATCAAGGTCATGCCGGTCGATGACAAGGGCGACAAGGAAGTCGCTGAGATGCTCGGTGGGCTTATCCGCCACATCGAGTACATGAGCGATGCTGATGTGCAGTACTCGACCGCTGGCGAGTCGCAGGTGCAGCACGGCGAGGGGTATCTCAGGGTACTGACCGACTACTGCGAGGAGATGTCGTTCGACCAGGACATCTACATCCAGGGGATGAAAAACTCGTTCAGCGTCTACATGGAGCCTTTGGGCCTCATGCGGGATGCGACGGGGCGCTATTGCGAGTGGGCGTTCGTAGTCGAGGATCTGTCGAAGGACGAGTTTGATCGCACGTATCCGAAGGCCGACCCGATCAATTGGGAGATCGTCGGGCAGGGAGATGAGTGGAAGGCGTGGTTCCCTGACAATGACACGGTACGGGTAGCGGAATACTTCTACTACGAGCATGAGGTCAAGACGCTGCTTGAGTGGGAGGACGGGTCCAAGAACTTCGAGGAGGACATGCGCGAAGGGCTGATGGCCGAGCTTGAGAAGCGCGGCATTGTCCCTGTGAGGAAGCGCAAGACCGACGTTAAGAGCGTCAAGTGGTGCAAGATGAACGGCCTGCAGCGGATCGAGGAAAACGATTGGGCGGGGAAGTACATCCCGGTGGTGCGGATCATAGGGAACGAGTGGTATATCGACGGGAAGCTCGTGACATCCGGCATCGTGCGCAACGCGAAGGACGCGCAGCGTATGTTCAACTACTGGAAATCGACCGAGACAGAGACGCTGGCGCTCGCGCCGAAGGCGCCGTTCGTGGGGTCGGCTGAGGCGTTCGACGGGTATGAAGACGACTGGCGCGATGCGAACACGAAGAATCTCGCGTACCTGAAATACAACCAGTTCGGTGAGAACGGCGAGCGGCTTGATAGGCCAGAGCGGCAGTCGCCGCCCATGCCGCCGGTCGGCATCGTGAACGCTGCCCTTGGGGCGGCTGATGACATCAAGAGCGCCACGGGGCAGTACGACCCGTCGCTTGGCAATAACCCGCAGGCCAAATCAGGGATAGCGCTGCAGCGGGAGCAGCGGAAGTCTGACGTTGGGACGTTCCACTACATCGACAACCAGGCGCGAGGCATCAAGCAGCTTGGGCGGATTCTCGTTGACCTGATCCCGAAAATCTACGACCGCAAGCGCGCGGCGCGGATCTTGGGCGAGGACGATGAGGTCGATATGGTGCAACTCGACCCGACGCAGCAGCAGGCCGTGACCGAGCAGACAAACGAGCAAGGGGAGATCGAGAAAATCTACAACCCCGGCATCGGGCGCTATGACGTGATCGTGAGCGTCGGGCCTGGGTATGCGTCGAAGCGCCAGGAAGCCGCCGACTTGATGGCGCAGGTTCTGCAGGGTCAGCCTGAGTTGATGGCGAAGATGGGCGATCTGTACTTCGGAATGCTCGACGTTCCGGGAGCGGACAAGATCGCGGAGCGGCTGAAGAAGATGCTGCCGCCGGGGCTGGCAGATGACGAGGACGGCAAGGAACCGCCGCCTATGGTGCAGACGCCGCAGGGACCGCTACCCATCGAGCAGGCAGGGCAGATGCTGGGCGAGATGGGGCAGCACATCCAGGAGCTTACGCAGCGGCTGCAGCAGGCGGACGAGGCCGGGAATCAGGCGGCTGCACTGAAGGCCCAGGCCGACATTGCCAACGCGGAGACTAAGCGGAAGGAATTGGAGATCGATTGGTTCAACGCCGAGACGGAGCGCATCAAGGTGCTAGGCGCAGGGATGTTGAATGAACGGGCGCAGGCGCATAACGAGGTCGTTGCAGCGCACGACGCAAGCATGGGTGCAGAACAGGCAGCAGCGGAAGCAGAAGCCGCGCAGGCGGCAAATACAGGAACAGGAGAACAGCAATGAGCGCAACGTACCAGGCCATCACGGCCACAAAGCAGGTCAAGGTCGGCCCCGGAAAGTTGAAGGGCATTTTCTGCTCCGCAGCCTCTAGCACGCCGACGCTTGCGCTATACGACAGCGCAACGGCAAGCACGAGCGACCCGGCAATCCTCGTGACGTTCACGCCGGTAGCGGGGACCATGTACACGTTCACTGGCGATGACGGCGGCGTCGGCTTCAACAAGGGGCTGTATGCGGTCATCGCCAATACCGTGACCGTGACGTTCTTCTACGAGCCGTGATCGAAAGGTCGAAGCTGGAGCAGCTAAGTGCCTAACGCAGCAAACCCGTACCGCGACCAGCGGACGCAGTACGACCCCGGCATGGGGATGGATGAGCTTTGCGATGCGCTCAACCTCGGTCTCTACATCGGCAGCCAGGCGCCGAGTGGGTCGTTGCCGACCATTAGTTCGGCAATCATCAGCTTTCTGCAATCCGGCAGTGGGGAAAGCCATACCGTGCAGGCAACGCTACGCCTTGCTAAGTATGTACTGGGGTGGATACCGTCAAACCTTTGGGCCGGGATTCTTGCGCGCACAGATACCACCGACCTCAGAGCCTACATTCAGGAGGCGATGGATGACGTTGGGGCTGCAGGGGGCGGGAAGATCGTATTCACGCCTGGGCTTTACAACGTAAGCACGGGGACCACGGACAGCATCACCGTTTCCCTGACTCCGCTGTACGACAACACCGAGCTTCATCTGGAAGCCGGGGCAGAGCTTCGCGAAACCATCAACTCGACGCTTCTGGGGATTGCGGGGTTCTTCAAGGCTGCTAGTGGAGTAACTGGATGGGCTGCTTATGAAGCCGCCAATTCAGCCAATTACGGCACCACATTCACGCTGTACACCATCAACAGCGCTAGCAAGTATGCGGATTCCGTAACGCTTTCGACTTCATCCGAGCACTCCAATTTCTCTGTTGGAGACTGGATTCTTATCAGGACCGGGCAACTCAGAACAACTGGAACATCGGAACCAAGGGCAGAGTTCAACAAGATCAGCGCCATCAATACGAGTACTGGTGAGCTGTCGCTTGAGTACCCCCTGAAGAACGCATACGCCTCAGAGAACTATCCCACTGGGCATCCTAGTGCTGGTAGTCCTGCGCCGTTCGGGATCATTAACTGTTCCAGCCCTACAAACGTGATGCTGCACAACTTCCGCATCACCGGCAAAGGGAAACTGTCCAATACGTCGTCCGCCACATCAAGACCGCTCCTTAACGGTAGTCAGACGACCGGACGTGTTATCGACGGCCCCGAGTTCGTTTCCTACACGGATGCGTTCTCTGAGTCTCATTCTCTGGACCGGATGGTGAACGTCAAGGTTCATCTTCTTGGTGATGGAACGCTTTGGGGCTTCTCCAAAGCCACCACCGCTAATGACTGGTTGCTGGACGACGCAACCATCTCTGCCAAGGATCAGGCGCAGATTCACATGCACGAAGGCTGTTCAGGAAAGATAGGCTCTGTTGTCACCATCATGAGCGCCAATCCCGCAGGAGCCTCCACTACCGAGAACATCATTTCGATCAGAACTGGTGCTCACGACATTTCTATTGGCGACATCAAGATATTTGGGTTCGGCAAGGATGCAAGCTCCCCCGCCATTTACGGGGACGATTCCACCGACAGGATCACCATCGGTTCTGCGCTAATCCTGGGGGCGGTCAACTCGTCTGCCGCTGCGGTCAACCTGGTTGGTACGGACAGCTCTGTTGGTCCGGTTAGCACAGACACCGGGGTAACTATCGTAGCGGACGTGGATAACCATCTGGACGGCGGGCTGACCAAGTTCATCGCCGCAGACGAGATGGTGAGTTTCAGCGGGTCGCCAACTCAGGCATACACAGCAACTAATAGGCATTACTCTTGGCTACTTGATGACACTGCTGACGAGGCTGTTGCCTGGGAAGGCAGGCTCCCCCCGCAGTGGCAAAAGTTCAAGGTGCGGTTGTGGTGGTCGAATCACACATCCGATGCTGGTGATGTCAGGTGGCAATGTTTCTTCAGGGTTAGGGCTGACGCCGCAAACCTTGCGACTGGCACGGACGCCAATTCCTCGTTCACAGAAACTGCTGGAAGCCAAGACACACTAAAGAAGTCTGCAGAGTTCAGCACGGAAACATCTGTGGCGGACCCTCGGCTGGTCCAGGTAATTGTATTCAGGCTTGGTTCCAATGGCGCAGACACAAAGACTGGGGACGCGGCCTTACTAGGGGCAGAGTTGAGAAGGACGTTCTGATGGCCTCTCTGAACAACTGCAGCGATATGGAGCAGCAAGTCGATAACCAACATAACTCAATAGGAGAAGCACATGGCTAATACCGAAGCCGCGCAAACGGCGGCAACTACTGAGACAGCAGTTACTGAGAAACTTGGTGAGGCGTCACATGCCGTCACGCAAGAAGAACTGAGCAAGCCATCGGAGACAACCGCTGAGGCAAAGCCTGCCGAAGCCGCGCCGCCCAAGACATACACGCAGGAAGACCTCGACCGCATCACGGCGAAGGTCAAAAAGAATGCCGCCTATAGGGCGCGCAAGGAAGCCGAGGCGTACTACAAGGGGCTGCAGCAGGGAACGCAGGTAGGGCGCCCGCAGGAGCCGCAGCGCCAGGAGCCTGCCGCGCCTCGTGAGCCGAAGCGCGAGGACTTCAACGACTACGAGAGCTTCATTGAGGCCCGCGCCGAGTGGCGCGCTGACCGTCGCGTCGATGAACGGCTCGCCAAGCAACGCGAGGCCGACGCACAGCGCACCGCAGGCACCGAGCAAGAAAAGGCGCAGCGGCGCTTCATGGACGATGTTGCGGCGCTCGCCAAAGAGATCCCGGACATCCAGGAGGTTCTCGAAACCTCGGATGCTCCCTTGACAAAGACGATGCAAGATGCTATTCACGCATCCGACGCACCGGCCAGGATCGCCCACTACCTAGCGGCAAATCCTGACGAAGCACAGCGTATCTCAGCGCTCCCAAGCGCAAAACAAGCGGTAGAGATCGGAAAGCTGGAGGCGAGCCTCGTGAAGGCGAAGCCGAACGGCGCAGATCCATCTACCACAGCAACAACCATCGCATCCGCAGCAGGCGCAGCAGCGCGAGTGCCTCCGAAGGCCCCGGCGCCCATCAATCCAGTAGGCGGTAAAGTGGCAGCGGCAGACGACATGCCGGATGCCGGTAAGGAGCCGGAAAAATGGATTGCTTGGCGTAATCGCCAGCTACGTTCCCGGATGAGTGTGGGTAACACCAGGAAGTAAGTAAACCCATCAACTCCATAAAGGAACTACCGTGACAGGCAATACGCTTCTCACCATTGACATGGTGACCCTTGAGGCGCTGCGCGTGCTGCACGGGAATCTGGCCTTCATCAAGAACGTCAATCGCGACTACGATGCAGAATTCGCGAAGGACGGGGCGAAGATCGGAGACACCCTGCGTATTCGCAAGCCTCCCAAGTACACGGTCCGCACGGGCCGCGTAATGTCGGCGCAGAACTCGACGGAAACGAACGTCAGCCTCCCCGTGACCAACCAAAAGGGGGTCGATCTCGACTTCACTTCGGCTGAATTCACGCTCGGCATCGACAACTTCAGCCGCCGGTTCCTCAAGCCGTCCATGACGGTCCTCGCCTCGACCATCGACTACGATGCACTGTCGATGACGCTGGCGGTGGCGAACTCGGTTGGAACGCCAGGCACTACCCCTGCCAGCTATCAGGTGTGGGGCGATGCCAACGCGAAGCTGGACGACAGCCTCGCGCCACGCGACGGCGAGCGCACTGCAATCCTGAACCCGGCGGCGATGACCCGCACGGTGGACGGGCTGAAGGGCCTCATCGAAGCAGGCGACCTTATCGCTGACCAGTACCGCAGCGGCGTCATGAGCCGCGCGATTGACCTGAAATGGGCAATCGACCAGAACGTGCGCAACCTCACGACTGGCACGCGGTTCGGCACGATCAGCGTTACCGGCAACGTCTCGACCGGGGCGACCACAGTCGCGCTGGACTGGACGGGTGGCAGCCCGACCGACACCATCACGCAAGGCGAAGTGTTCACCATCGGAGCGGTTTACCAGGTGAATGCGGAGACCAAGCAAGCGCTGACGAACCTGCAGCAGTTCACGGTGACTTCGACCACCACGGGCGCAAGCTCGCAGTGGCTGACGCTGCCGATCTCACCGACTATCTATGGGCCTACTTCCGGTGGCCTGCAGAACGTCGATGCGCTGCCGCTGAACAACGCGGCGGTGACGCTGTACGGCACCACGTCTTCGACGGTCTACCCGCAGAACCTGATCTTCCACAGAGACGCATTCACCTTCGCAACCGCCGACCTGAAGCTGCCGCGAAACCAAGAGATGGCTTCGCGCAAAGTGATGGACGGCATCTCGATGCGGATCTGGGAAGGCACGGACATTCGTAACGACGAGTGGCCGGTGCGGTCGGACGTGCTGTATGGCTACACCGCTACATACCCGGAGCTTGCTTGCCGGGTGTGGGGCTAACGGATAGACAGAAAGGAGATCACAAATGGCCTATCCAAACACGGCACCGACCTATCAGTACCTCGACGGCAACAACGCGGACGGCACGATCCTGGGGCAGACGAGCGCAGCGCTTATCAGCTTCTGGGGTGGCACGCCTTCCGCACGGGTTGCGTTCTCTGCAGCATCCGTCTCTGGTGCAACGTCAGCTTTCAGTTCCGCAACCGAAAACGAAGTCGTCACCCTGCTCAATGAAATCCGGGCAGCGATGGTTTCGATGGGACTGAAGGCGTAAGGCTGGCGTAAACGCAACGCAACCGGATAGCAGCCGTGAAACTGAATGTGCTGATCCCCACAAGGGGCAGGCCATATCAACTAGCGGCTGCTATTCATTCCCTTTTCATGCTGTCATCGGGCGATCATGAAATCAAATTCTGTGTCGCCTGCGACGAGGACGACGAGCCTACGAAACTGGCTTTGCGCGACCTGCGGCAATCGCTGCCGATCTTCGTGCGTGTAGGACCGAGGCCGGATACGCTAGGAAGCATTGCGAACGATCTGGCAGAGCATTGGCCTGCTGATGTCTATCAGATATGGGCTGACGATCTTGTATGCGCGACCTACGGGTGGGATAAGAACGTGGCCGAAGCGGTCGAGAAGACGCCGCACGGCGTGTTCTGGATGCGTAGTGCGCGCACCGATGAAAGCCTGGTGCCAGCCATCACGGAGACATGGCGCAAGGCGGCGGGGAGCATCTTCACCGAGCATTTCCCGTTCTGGTACGACGATCTGTGGCTATACGAACTGTGGGTGATGGCGACTGATGCGGACCCGATCTACCTTGAAAACGTGGTGGTAGACAAGCCCTCCCATACGCATCGCATGAGGGAACTCGACTTCTGGGCCAATTTCTACTACTCCATGCGTCACGAGCGAGTGCGGCATGGGCGCGAGATTGCCACGAAACTCGGTCTTCCAGTGCCGATCATCAGTGCAGAACTCGCTCGGCAGTTGGATCTTCGAGCGGAGCCATTTAGCAGGGAGTACGCAGCAAAGATCGAGGTTGGAAATCAGGCCGAGACGGGAGAACCGAGCGAAGCCTATAAGCGCATGAAAGAGAAAGCCCAAAACCTAATGAAAAAGGCCGCATAACAATGCACATCGCAATCATCATTCCTAGCCGTGGCAGGCCGCTGTCTCTCAAGGCCGTCATGGTGGCGCTGCACTCGCTTGCAAGCGCCAAGCATCGCCTGAGCTTTACGGTGCTGGCAGACAAGGACGACCCGGATACGGCGTGGTACATCGAGGACGCTCGTGAAATGCTTGAAGGGGAGCCTGACGCGCCAACAGGAAACACGCTGACGATCATGCAGGACGAGAACCGGCTCATCAACATCCGGGAAAACGAGATTGCGCCGACGCTGCGGGCGGATGCCTACATGCCGTGGGCGGACGACCTGTTTCCGATGGCGCAGAATTGGGATGAGATCATCGCCTACGCCATCGAGCAGGCGAACATCCCCGCGTTCTCTTGGCAGGAAGCGAACGACCCGACCAACCACACGGCCATCGTCATAAGCCGCAAATGGTACGAGGCGACCGGAAGACTGTTCCCGGACTACTTCCCGTTCTGGTTCGCGGATACCTGGATGAAGGAGGTTTTTCAGTTCGCGTTCGGTGCGCAGATGCCGATCATAGAACAACTCAAATTCGGCGGAAAACGCGGCGCGACTGGCAACATGCACGACCTCGCGTTTTGGTTCCGCGTCTTTGCGGAGACTCGGGACGAGCGCATCGAGGACGCGCGCAAGGTCTGCAAGGCGATGGACATCACGATGTCCGACACGCGCGAGGCCGAAGAACTGTTCGCCAAGGGCGACATGCTGCAGCTTCGGGCGGTGCCACGCTATGAACTGCAGTTCGGCGCTGGCGCCAAGCCGCCGAGCGAGTACTACAAGGAAGCCAAGGCGCGAGCGGAGCGGCTCTTTCCGCAACTGATGGAGGCCGCGTGAGCGTTTTCTTGGGTACACCGGCCTATGACGGAAAGATCCACTGGACGACCGTTCAGGGGCTGATCGGCACCGCGCATACCTGCGCCAAGGCCAACGTCGGCATCTGCATGGACGTGATTCCGCACGACGCCTTCATCGGCAAGGCGCGGAACATGATCGCGCATCGGTTCCTCAAGTCCGGCATGAACGACCTGCTATTCATCGACGCCGACATCGGGTTCGAGCCGCAGAGCGTCGTGGATCTCTGCAAAGCCGCCCCTGACATCGTGATGGGCCTCTACATGATGAAGACGGACAGGCCGCGTTATCCGGCGCTCATGACGAACCCTATCTTCAGGCATCCGACCGACATGCGGCTCATCAAGGTGCTGTACGGGCCGACTGGCTTCATGCGAATCCGCCGCCGCGTGTTCGAGAAGATGATGGAGGAGTTCCCGGAGGAGTACTACATCGACGGCGAGGCGGGGAAGGTCGACGACTTGTTCCCGCATGGTCGCTACGACCATAGGTTCACGGGCGAGGACATCAAGTTCTGCGAGCGAGCCGTGCGCTGTGGATTCAACCTCTGGGCTATGCAGGGCATCCCGCTGCGGCACTTCGGGGAGAAGTCCTGGGATTCATGCTGGCAGATCGACCGCAAGATCCCCGGCGAGGAGCCTGCCGAGATGGGCGCCACGGAAGGCTACATGAGCGACGATGCCCGCAAGGAAGCGCAGGAAGCAATCAGGAGGGTCGCATGAGGACGTGGATGTACCACCGAGACTTCCCGCTTGGCAAGATTTTCGACACGACCGGCGAGACTGCGCCGCGCCCGCCTGTAGGGCATGGATGGGTCGAGCATCGCGGAGAGCTTGAGCAGATGACGACCGACCAGATTGTCGAGGCGGCTGTGCGCGCACAGCTTGCGGCGCAGGGGCCAGACCGAGACAAGCTCGATGACGAGCATCGCAAGAAGTTCGGCACGGACCCGCACAATCTTGCTACCAATGCAGAGGTCGAAAACGTGATGTCTAACCGCACGCCGGATGGTAAGGGCAAGATCACGCCGCCCAAGAGCGCGCACTTCCAGCGGCACTTTCGGACGCGATAGGCCATGACGACTACTGCCCTCTCCATGATTAGCCGCGCGATGCGGCTTGCTCAGGTGAACCAGAAAGGCGAGGTTCCCGACGATGACGAGGCGCAGGACGGTCTGATCGCGCTCAATGCCATGCTGGATAGCTGGCAACTTGACCGACTGTTCGTCTACCAGGTGCAGCAGGAGACGTTTACGTGGGCTGCCAATTCGGCTACGCAGACGGTAGGTTCTGGCGGGGATTTCAATACCACGCTCCCGACCAAGATTTCCGATGATTGCGTGTTTCGCATCAGCAACATCGACTATCCGGTGCAGATCATCAATATTGATGCGTGGTCTAACATCCCGGACAAGACCACGCAGAACAGCTTTCCGTGGTTCATCTACCCGGAGTACGGGGCGGCGCTCGTGACGCTATACGCATACCCGATCCCGAACGCCTCGATCACGTTCCTGCTGAAAAGCTGGAAGCG